CTCAGAGATCACACTTGATCTCCCACGGACGGCATCGCAGCCGTCCACCCGCCCCTTTACCAGGGGCGGGCCCAGCCAGTCTTGATGCGGACGATACTGGCACGTCCAGCGCGTTCGAGGTGCTTCCTGTCAACAAAGGGCTCTCGCCCTTGTTTGAGGAACCACTTCATCAAGGCTCCGTAGTCATCCAGCAGTGATACCGGTGACACGGACGACACCTTCATTCCCCTGACAAGTGGGTGGTGAAGGTGAGGGTCATGTCTAGTCTCCTGGCTAGGGAGATAGAAGTCATGACGACCGAGTAGAGTTGACGTTTCTAGTACAGTGGGGAACGGGACGCGCAAGCGCCCTATAATCCACTCATCTAGGAATCGACTCACTTCATACCAGCCCAGATTGAACATCTGGTTCCGGAATGAGATGAGTGACACCAACTCTGGAACGTGCTGTTTGTTATTGGGGATACCCCGGCGTAGACGCGCAACCGAAACGTTGCGTCCGTCATACCAGTCGGAACCACAACTCTCTCTGAACTTACCAGTCCAGAAAGACTTGTCGTGGTTCACTCGAAGCCCAAAAGCTTCGAGTTCCTCAATAACAGGTTGCACATAGTCTGTGGGGACAACAATATCATCCCCATAGACACGCACCTTGCCGAAGAACGACTGAATGTCGCTCTTACGGAGGGATCGCCCGAGTGCTCTCTCAATTCCAACGAAGACGATGGTAGTAAATACCATCATCTCCATTTGGAAAGTGAGAGCCGAACCCATGGACGCGAACTTGGCCAGGCGAAGAACGCCATGACCAGGCACATCAGCCTTCCGGCTCCGTGTTGCGTCTACCGCCTCGCGCAATGCGCGGTGGTTCTGCAACAGGAGACGTACATGCTGATTGGAAACCCTATCCGAAGCCTCACTGAGATCCAGTGTGGCGAGACCTCCCGTGAGGGAGCCCTCTCTCGCAAGGACCTGGTTTGGTTCTTGCGATTCGGCGCAGATGAAATTCCTAGCGTTGTCAGAGCTAGGCACCTGCTGCACCATCACCGAGAGAATCCCCTGTTGCATGTATTGCATACAGGTAGGTTCAACGGCGATGATACGTGGGGTCTTCAGCGTCTTCGGGACAGAGATAACCCTTACGGGTATCTCATCCCGAGGTTCCAGGATAGAAACGCGGTCTACGCTTCCGAGGAAGCGCGGACTTGGGATCAGGTGCTCCCAGTGAGGGAACACGACCTCGAGTCGGCGCGTCCACTGCAGGTTGTTGTACTTCGCGTTTCCGCGAAGCTTATCCGCAGTGGCACCTGGGCCGTGCTTGGGCATGACCGAATCGTTGTAGACTCGAGAGTCTACAGACGACAGATAGTCAGCCCAAAGCAGTCTTCCGATTCTGGAGAAGTCATCGAGCCGGTTGGCTTTAGACGACTTGACCGATAGATCGGACAGGCGAACATCCTGCTCAGCTTGAGCGTATGCATCGAATGCCGCTTTCTCCCTTGCGGGAGTACACGGCACCTCAATCTTTGCCCACATCAGAGTAATCTGACGAACGCAACGGATTGATTCGATGCATGGGTCGCTCAAGAGTGATCCTGTACCACGATCGAACACACGATCAAGGAAACCTCCGAGAAATCGGGGGAGACCTCTGTGCCGTCGAAATCCGACGAATGCAGCGTGATCTACCTGCCCTCTGTCAAGGCTTTTTTCGAAGTCTCGACAGAAGGAAGGCAAGGATATCATCAAGAATGATATCCCTTCGTGTTCGACTCGCTCCGAGATCGTTTTGAGATCTCGGATGGTGCTTGTGCCGCATCTCGTCCCGGCTTCCGCCAGGACGACTTGCAACAGCGAGATCAGGCTGCGTGCATCCACTTTCCGTGGGTCCACGTGAACTGCCTCCTTCTAGGGGGTCGGTTCTCCTCAGCCATGATCGTATCATCGCATGCAGAACTGTGACCACCGTATCGGCAGTCAAGACTCAGTTCTCGCCACCCAGAAGCTGGGTGACCCGAGCCCCAGTCGAAGCCGTCAGGTATGCCACAAGGGCATCCGTCAGGTACTTCTGCTCAGCCACAGTGAAACCGTTCACAGGATGGTCCACCACGAGCGTCACGCTCATGTTGGATCGAACATTCTGTGACGGGATCAGAGGGTCAGCAGAGGTTTTCGACTGGGTCAGTCGCATCGCGCGGCGCGTCCGCTTCCCATACTGATGGGAAACAGACAACTGGACAAGTCCATCGGCGGATGAGAATCCGCCTTGGCCCTGACCGGCGCTGGTTCTCGGAAGAGAAACAGGCACCGCATTGATTGTGACGGACTGTGGGTCTGCGTACGACATGGCATCGCCTTTGCAAGGTGGTGGTGTGCGCCTCTCCCTGTTTGAGAGAGACGGCTCAGATGTTTCGTCTGAGACTCGTGGAGCTATCGGTCAT